AACACTTACACTGAACCTTTTCTGAGCTTGAAAGCCAACGATCAAAGAACCATCATTGAGCAGTTGCTGGGCATTACCATGCTGAGTGAACGTGCTGATCGAATAAAAGAACTAAACAAACAAACCAAAGAATCTATACAGCAAGAAGAGTTTCGCATTCGTGCTGTACAAGAAGCCAACAAACGCATCGAAGAACAGATCGAAAGCTTGCGCAAGCGGCAACGTATGTGGGCCAACAAGCAAAGCGAGGATGTTGCCAAGTTAGAATCTGCTGTTGGCAGTCTTGAGCACATTGACATCGAAGCAGAACTTGCTGCACACAAGGCCTTGGTAGAATACAACAACGCAGTCAAAGAACGTGCGGATGTACAAAAGACCTTGACTAGATCCAGATTGGATCAAGCACGAGAAATAAAAACAGCAGACAAGCTAAAACAAGAACTAGATGCGCTGATCAATCACAAATGCTATGCATGTGGACAAGACATTCACGATGATAAACATGATGAATCAGTTACTGCCAAGGACTATGAATTTGATGCGGCGTGTGTCGAAGTTGATTTGTTAGGGGTTGCCATAATAGAGCTAGAAAACGAGCTTGACGACTTAGGCGAGTCCGGGCCGCAACCAAAAGTGTTTTACGATACCCTGGAACATGCACTTAATCATCGCAACAGCCTGGAAGCCTTACGAAAGGAACTGACCACACGGTCGGCAGAAACAGATCCTTACGGTGAGCAGATTGTGGAAATGCAAAATCAAGCCTTGCAAGAAGTCACATACGATACCATGAACGAGATGACTCGCTTACAGGATCATCAAGACTTCTTGCTCAAGTTGCTGACCAGCAAAGACAGTTTTATACGCAAGAAGATCATTGAACAGAATCTTAGCTATCTCAACGCTAGACTCACACACTATTTGGATCGTATTGGATTGCCGCACACAGTGGTATTTCAAAATGACTTAACTGTCAGCATCGAAGAGCTGGGCCGTGAACTGGACTTTGATAACTTATCGCGCGGAGAACGCAACAGACTGATACTAAGTATGAGCTGGGCCTTCCGCGATGTATTCGAAAGCCTTTATCAACCCATCAATGTGCTGTTCATAGATGAAATGATTGACTCAGGCCTAGACACACAAGGCGTAGAGAACAGCTTGAGTTTGTTGAAGCAGATGAGCAGAGAACGACACAAGAGTATTTGGTTGGTCAGCCACAGAGACGAACTGGCCGGGCGTGTGGAAAATATTCTGCGTGTGGTCAAAGAAAACGGATTTACCAGCTACAATACCGATGTTGACATTGCTTGATACTGTGCGGGTGTTGCATTTAGAGCCTACTGATGTATGTCAGGCGGCATGTCCGTTGTGCGAAAGAGAAACTGATATCAATTTTGACAAGGAAAAGCACCATTATCTAACAGTAGAGTCTATCAAGCAGTTGCTTGGAGAACCGACAATATCTCAGTTAGACAAAATGTTCATGTGCGGTAACTATGGCGACCCGGCTGCTAATCGACAGTCAGTTGATATCTTTTCATATTTTAGAAGTATTAATCCAGACATTGTACTAGGTATGAATACCAATGGTGGTTTACAAAATACTCGTTGGTGGAAAGATCTAGCAGATATTTTAAATCAACCGCAAGACTATGTTGTGTTCAGCATCGACGGGTTGGAAGATACCAATTATATCTACCGTCGTAATGTCAATTGGAATCTGGTTATGAAAAATGCAGAAGCATTTATTCAAGCTGGAGGTTCAGCACATTGGGATATGTTGGTTTATGCACACAATGAGCACCAAGTTGATGCTTGTGAGCGCCTGGCTCGCAAAATGGGATTTACTTGGTTTCGTGCAAAAGTCAGCAAGCGAAAATCCACAGTTGATTGGTTATCGTCGCCGAAGAACTGGTCGCGACCAGTAACTGACTCCGGCCCTGTTGATTGTTTCAGAAACAACGATCAAAGTTTGTACCTTAGTGCCCAAGGAGTATTACATCCTTGCTGCTGGCTTGGCACGGGCCAGGACACAATTGCCGAGTTTGATCAAATACAGGCTAGCTGGAACACTGACAAATGCAATTCTGTATGCAAGCAAACATGCAGCACTGTTAATAATCAATCAAATTTTACCAATCAATGGCAAAGGAATGTGCAGCTATGTTAGCAACCTGGCACTGGCATATTGAAATCAGTTCTAAATGTACATTGAAATGTCTTCGTTGTGCTCGGCAAGAAGTCCCCAACGGGTTAGTTAATACCGAGCTAGACCTAGAGTTCTTTAAGAAAAATCTTACACCTGAGTTTATCGTCGGCAATGTAGAGAAGATTACGTTCTGCGGCGACGACGGCGATCCCATATACGCACACGATTTGATACCTGTTATTGAATATATCAAAAGCATTAAGCCTGTTGAAATTGTTATTGTTACCAACGGGTCACATAAAAAATTAACCTGGTGGATCAACTTAGGCAAATTGCTAGATTATAACGACACTGTACATTTCAGTATTGACGGTTATGATAATGCAAGCAATAATTTATATCGTGTCAACAGTGATTGGAATAGCATAATTGCAGGCCTACAAGCACTTAGATCAACTAGCCGTTGTAGAATTGTCTGGGCTGCTATTGCATTTAAATTTAACGAAGATCATTTAGAATTTATGCAGGAGTTTGCAAAAAAACTTGGTGTTGACACTTTTCAATTAACAAAAAGCACAAAATTTGGTCGTATCTATCCCAGCTACGGCATCGACGATCCATTACAACCTAGCGCAAAGTTTGTAAGCAGTTCACATAGATTTGAGCGAGAACAAATTAATTTTACTGTTAGATCAGATACAGTACATACTGCCAACATAATGCTGTATAATAATATCAAGGATAAAAATAATATTGTGCCGTTGTGCGAAATTGGCAATAAAGGATTATACATTGATGCCCGCGGTCGTCTGTTTCCTTGCTGTTGGGTAGCCAATCGTTATAGTCACAACAACGAATGGCAAACTATTGCCGAGAAGTTTAATTTACATATACGATCGTTAAAAGATGCGTTAGCAGACCCATTTTGGGAAACAGAATTTAAAACATTTCGTTGGCAAGAATGTCAAACAAAATGTAACAGCAAGATAGTAGATGAAAAATATGCTACCCAATGGTAAACAGATAAGTATGTACCATGACATGGTATCACAATGGACAAGCTGTTACAGAACTACCCAATGACATTGTTGGGTTTGTTTACTTGATCACTAATGTTACGACCGGCAAAATGTATGTGGGCAAAAAGCTCGCAAAGTTTGCAAAGACCACTTATAAAGTAGTAAAATTAAAGAATGGCACTAAAAAACGTAAAAAAATTAAATCAAAAATAGACTCAGACTGGCAACAATACTACGGCAGCTCCCCCAATCTCACAGAAGACGTCAATCAGCAGGGCACAGACAATTTCAAACGCGAAATATTATACTACTGTAAATCAAAGTCCGAATGCTCGTACATAGAAGCACGTGAACAATTTTCACGGCGAGTACTGGAATCAGATGACTACTACAATGGTCACATTCAAGTACGTGTACATGGATCACACATAAAAAACAAACTTTAACAGGCAACGAACGGCAGTAACGACTAGCACCAGTTAACATCGGGTGCCCTAAACCTGGACGAGAGTCGCAGGGATGGAAGTCTTCTCGCTGCAAGAAGCACTCAGTCACTATCCTTTACAGGACGAAGATCGCGAAATGCTGCGGTTTGATTGTTTGAAAAGATAAAACAAAGCAAAAAGAAGGGAGAAAAACCCTGGGTTTGTACATATGACTGCGTATGTGTACGAACTGCCGTTGTATAAGACGGAGCTCGAGGTACCGGACAACCGCCTCTGTAATCGCTCTAACGCTAGTGTGGTGAAGTCAGACTCAGATGAGGTATGATTTTTCTTAGCCCTGTGTGGGCTAAGTGTGGATCGTAGTTCTAGATGAGATACTTACAACTGCTCTCTTCTACTACTTGATTAAGAAAAAATGTTACTGAGCGAAAGCGAAAGTAACAGATGAACGTAGTTCATCTTATAACTCATCAGGCCAATCACGAAACAAGGCATGTTCAATATCACCAGAAACAAACTGATTGAATGACTGATGTTTCTGTTCCAGTTCACCTTCTAATGGAGCAACACGTTTAAACGCTGTGTCCATTTGAGCCATGTTGACAAATTCCATCATGATGTGCCATTCAGGCATGCTGGAGATACTTCTGAATCCCATTTTACAGCGTGTGATTCTAAACGATTCCATTTTCTTTTCATCTACTAGATGCTGGAGGAAACTGCGCATATTCGCAACCCAATCAATGTCTGAGATTTCGCCTTCTTTGTTTGCCCATATATGGTATATGTCTGCCATGATTTTCCTTTAAGAGTGTGGCCCTAACAGTTCAAAGCCTTCGAGGCCCTGTTTGTATAAGTGTGCTTGATCTAGATATAGATACTGAAATCCTCTTTCTCTGTAGATAGCACATTCGGTTATTAAACTTTCGATGCCTAGGCGCATTTTGGGTTTATGGTATGTCCATGCAAATTGTGCGCACAGTGCATTGCGTGTATCATAGCGTTTGATTAACGAGAACGCTACTAACTGTTCTGCATCGTAATAGCCAATCACATCTGTGTCAGGATCCAGATACTGACTGTCAAAGATCGGCATCACTGATCCAAAGTGGCGGTAGATACAGTATGTTCTGTAGATGTCGTTTAACGCAGCAAGATCTGGATTAGTGATGTACTGCCAATCCACACTGGGCTGGTATGTGGTCTGCAACAGATTGATTCTGGCATATTGGTAAGTCATCTGGGATCCTGTCTTCCCTCAAACAACACCTGTAGGTAGTCTTCCGGCCAGTCTTGATAAAAACCCTTGTCTGCTAAAATCTTGGCAAAGTGATCCAGCTTGGCCATGTCCTGCACAAACACAATGGCATAAGTGCCTTGATTCATAGCCACACCCCGGACAGATTCTACATCGTCCGGGTGATCTGCCAAGGCAAACAGGCCCTGTGCAGAAAGATGTACCAGGTTGGCTGTCTTGACCAGCTGGTTAAACTCGTCAGAATCCCATCTTTCACGACCGTACACATACGCAATCACATCACGCTCGCCCATGGTGATGTGTTTTAAATCGTCGATGGGATTGAAACAGCCCTGGCGAATTTCCACACGATTGTTGAGCCTGGCCTGACGAGCATACGGACACGGTGCCCACCCGTTCAACAAGGGGTTTGGCTTTTCTACAAACTCCACAATCCACTGTTCGATGTCTTTTTTGGCTTGTTCAAAATTCATATTAATAGAAAGGTAGTCCGGATTTTTTGGTTGTTTCTAAGTTATCTTTGATTAAGGCATTTACTAACCTGCGCTCTTGAGGTGAAAGTCCCATTGCTTGATCATAAGTGAGACCGCCTCGCATGTACCAACTGAGTCTTAGAGCTTCTTCTCTAATCCCTTCGCATTCCTTGTCCAGTGCTTCCACCAGCTTGGGAATCTGCTCAGAGTTAGAGTTTAAG